GACTAATAAGCCTACTGCACTACAAGAAAAAGAAATGGCAGACATCCGTAATGCGGGTGGAATTGCCTATGTAGTAAACGAGGAAAGCCTAACATTGTTAGGTGCAACCTTAAGGAGCTTACTTGACGAGGAGGATATTGATGGCAGATGTTGAAATGAATAAAGGTGTTCAGATATTACTTGAACGCATGAGCAGTAACCCTGATGAGTTTGTCCCTACCCTGCGAGATGGGTATCCTGCAAAATGGCGAGACATTCTTTACGCTATTGACATGCGAACTAATGGGGGTAAGGACTGCAAAGATCAGTTGCCGTTCCTAAACGACAAAGAAATCAAAGCCCTATGGGACAAGATGCAGAGTCTACAAGGCGAGCTATTTACTAAACGAGTTATGAATACTTTGCTAAGAGAGTCCCATGAATTTCGGCTCTCAGATGTACCTACTACCCTACCCTCTTCTCTTACTGCTACTGAGTTGATGGCAACACTTAACAATCTTTCTCCTAGACAACAAGAAGAACTATCATCGCTTTCTCGGCAAGTTGCAGGCGGTAGCCCAAGGACTAAACTTTGAAAATCTTTTGTTTGGACTTTGAGACTTACTACTCTCAAACCTACTCCCTTAGCAAAATGACTACAGAGGAATACATTCGGTCTGATGAGTTTGAGACGATTGGGTTTGCTATCCAATGCCTCTCAAGACAAGAAGATGGTGGGGAACCGCATTGGTATAGTGGTACTAGAGCATACTTAAAGACTGTGTTGGATAAATATAAACTCGATAAGCATCTCGTGGTAGCCCATAACGCTATGTTTGACATGGCTATCCTTAACTGGCAGTTTGATATAAAGCCCAAGGGTATTGCTGATACTTTATCTATGGCAAGAGCAATACACGGCACGGAAGTTGGCGGTAGCCTAGCTAAGTTAGCCGAACACTATGGGCTAGGAGTAAAAGGCACAGAGGTGCTTAATGCTTTAGGCAAGCGTCGGATTGACTTTAATACACAAGACTTGGCACAGTACGGTGAGTACTGCAAGAACGATGTGGTGCTTACGATGGCTTTGTTTGAGCAACTAAGTGCAGGCTTTCCTCCTATTGAGCTACGGCTTATTGACCTGACCATCCGTATGTTCTCTGAACCTAGCCTATGGCTTGATGGCAATATGTTACATGACCATTTAGGTAGTGTTCGTAGGGCAAAAGAAGTGTACTTAAACAAATACATGAAGGAAGATTTAATGAGCAACGACAAGTTTGCTCAACTTCTAAATTCTCTTGGTGTAACTCCCCCCACTAAAATAAGTCCAGCAACAGGAAAAGAAACTTGGGCATTTGCTAAGACAGACGAAGGCTTTAAAGCTTTGCTTGAACACGAAGAAGAATCGGTTCAGTTACTAGCTTGCTCACGACTTGGAGTAAAGTCCACGCTTGAAGAAACAAGGACTGAACGTTTTATTGAGATAGCGCAGCGAGGCTTATTTCCCATACCACTACGCTACTATGCGGCTCATACAGGTCGTTGGGGTGGTGACGACAAAGTAAACTTACAAAACTTGCCAAGACAAAGCAGACTTAAGGATGCGATTATGGCTCCGCCTGGATCGGTGATTGTGGACTCTGACTCTAGCCAAATAGAAGCAAGAACCTTAGCGTGGCTCGCTGAACAGAACGATTTGGTTGACGCATTTGAAAGAGGTGAGGATGTATACAAAATCATGGCATCGTCTATCTATGTTAAGGCGCAAGAAGAAATTAGCAAAGATGAGAGATTCGTCGGTAAGACAACAATATTGGGATGTGGCTACGGCATGGGGAGTGCGAAATTCAAAGCGCAACTCAAAACTTTCAATGTGGAAATTGAGGATGGGGAAGCCAATCGTATTATCAAAGTCTATCGGGAGACTTATGACTGGATACCTCAACTTTGGAGGCAAGCGGGAGTAGCTTTAGATGCGATGTTTGCTAATCAAACTACTACGTTAGGTCGTAATCGAATATTAGTTGTTGAGGGCACTAAAGGTATTCGTTTACCAAACGGACTGTATGTAAAGTACCCCAACCTACGCAAGATACGCAATGAGCAAGGTAAAGACGAGTATGTGTACGACACTAAAAAAGGTAAAGCCGTTGTCCCTAACAGGATATATGGTGGGAAGGTTATTGAGAATGTCTGCCAAGCGTTAGCTCGAATTATTATTGGTGAGCAGATGTTGCAGGTGGCTAAGAAGTACAAAGTGGTAATGACTGTGCATGATGCGATTGCTTGTGTAATACCTGAGCAAGAAGCGCAGACAGGGCAAGAGTATGTTGAGATGTGCATGCGGATGCGACCTAAGTGGGCACAGGAGTTGCCGTTAAATTGTGAATCAGGTGTGGGTAAAAGTTATGGTGAATGCTAATGAAAACAAGTAAACGTGCGTACGCTACTTCAATCAAAGACAAATTAGTTTGCGCTCATTGCAAAGCTATGTTTGTTGGTACACAAAAACAAGCTGAACATCACGTGTATAAAAATAGCAACTTATTTTGTTCGAATGTTTGTAGGTATGCTTATTTAAAAAACAAATTTAGCAAACCTATACCAAATAGCGTGTGTAAGCAGTGCAACAATACTTTCTTTACACGCAGAAACAATCCGCAGTTTTGTGGAATAGATTGCTACACAAAATCAAATCAGTTTAAAGCTATGGCAAGACTAGCTAGAGAGAAGTCTTACAGTGCGGAGTCAATAGCCAAAAGAGCTATGTTGTTAAAAACTGGTGCTGAAATTGAGTGTTTAGAATGCAAACAATTCTTTTACTTACCGCTAAAACAACTCGGTATTAAAAAGTTTTGCACTCGAGTATGCTATCGCTCGTACATGGATAAGCGTTTTGATAGGCAAATAGCTAACCCCGATAAAATGGCGCTTCCACAAGGCTACGATGGCTTTCTAAATAGACTTGCGCTTAACTGTTTAGTAGAAGGGTGCGAGTGGACAGGCAAACATTTGTCTACGCACATGAATATAGCGCATGGTATCCAAGCGAAAGATTTTAAAAGAGCCGCTGGCTTTAACAAAGGCACTGGTGTTGTATCAAAAGATTTATCAGAAACAATGAGTAAGAGAGCCAAGGTTGGTGTGGCAGTACACAACCCATATAAACTAGAAAACATGCGTAAGATGAAAGGGTCAAGTTCAATAAGATCATACGTATCTAACGAAGCTAAAGAGCATCGCAAAAAAGCTAGGATATTTATTGGTACAGGCCCACAACGTGTATGTAAGGGGTGTAATACAACGTTCACGCAGTCTACACCAATGGGTAGAGCAATGTATTGCTGTGCAACTTGTAGAGACGCTCATTACAGTAACGAAAGAAAGAAAACTACAGTACCTTGGCACTTAAGGGAACGTAACCCCGACGGTACTTTTAAAATATTAACGCAGACAACAGGAAAATAAAAATGAAAATTCACGTGGAGTTTAATTCAATAGCAGAGATGGTGAACTTTAGTAAGTTTGCAGGTAATGACTTAGTACAGGTACCTCTATCTAATAATCAGCAACAATCAGACGATGCGTATAAAGCTAAGTATGAAAGAACGGAAGCTAATCTTGAACGTGCCTACGAAAGGCTCAGAGAAATTAATAGCCACCCAAAAATAGTTGAAATTCTTAAACAAGAAGAGATAAAAAAGAATGCTAAAGCATGGGATGAAAGAGAAAAAATTAAAAAAGAAGCTGTCGAAAACAGTTTAGAATTAGGCGCACGTGCTTTGAACTGCTTAAAAGCAGAGAATATTTTTACTTTAAAAGACTTACTTAGCAAGACAGAAAATGAACTAATAAAGATACCTAATATGGGTAAGCTAACTTTGAAGGAAATAAAAGAAGAGCTTGCTAAAAACAAAATGAAACTTAAAAGACCGAGTAAACAATTATGAACGATCAAGATAAAGAACATATGCGTATCTTATTTGCAGGGTTTATTGCATGTGGGATGATTATGAAATATGAAGATGTTGATCCAAGAACGATTTGGGGTATGGCAGATGCCCTGATAGATGCTAAAGATAAACAAGAACCCGAGATTGGAATTGCAGCAGTTAAACCTAAACGTAGATACAGTAGTAAAAAGGAGGATTAAATGAAAAAAATATTATTACTTACAGGATTCTTGGGGGCATGTTCTTCACCCTATGTAGACAACTCTAAGTTACCTGATACTACGTTATTGGTAGAGAAAGAACTTACACAAATGAGCCGAAACCAAGTCATCATAGCGGTTCAAGAGTGCGAGTCTAGTGGGCTTAGACCTGTTATGGTTATGTCTCGTCGTAAAATAAACGGATACTTGTCAGATGTTCCAGTTGATGTAACTTGTTTACCTAGGTATGGCAAATGAAACAGTTAGATGCAATGGTCAGGGTTAGGATTGATAAGAAAGTATTTAATGATGCTCAAAAAATATTTAAAGCAAATGGTTTGACTGTATCTTCCGTTCTAAGAATGTATTTAACAAAAATAGCAAACGGTGAGATTGAAATTAAATTACAGCAGGTATATAAAAAATGAACAAAAAATGAATGCATGGTCATACAGTAGTTTAAAAACATTCCAACAATGCCCTAAAAAGTATTATCACTTAAAGGTCGTTAAGGATGTAAAAGACGATGGCAGTGAAGCTACAATATACGGCAAGGAGCTACATAAAGCGGCTGAAGATTACGTACGTGATAACGTACCAATACCACCTCAGTTTGCCTTTATTCAAAAAACCATAGATGCGCTTAAGAACATCCCAGGTAAGAAGCATACTGAGATTGAACTAGGTGTATCTAACAAAGGTGGCAGGCTTAATCCTTGTGGGTTCAACGATAAAAATGCGTGGTATCGGGGTATTGCGGACTTACTAATCATCAATGGCAACAAAGGGTATTTGGTTGACTACAAGAGCAGTAAGAATGCCAAGTATGCTGATCTCAAGCAGTTGGATTTATTGGCGGCGGCGGTGTTTATCCATTTTCCTGAGCTTACTAGTCTTAAGTCTGCTTTGATATTCGTAGTTAGTAACGAATTTGTTAATAAAGAACACAGTTCAATGCACAAGCTAGCCTACTTTGAGCATGTGCGGTTTGACCTAGAGCGCCTTGAAACGGCTATGAAAACAGGGGTTTGGAACGCAGTATCAAGCCCTTTATGCGGTTGGTGTCCTGTTAAAACATGCCACAACTATCGGGAGAGAAGGAAATGAGCGAGACTTTTGACGAGTGCCCATTAGAAGTAAAACCTCCAGAATTTAAGCATTCTTACTACGAACCAGCGTCTAACTTAGAGGTTGAGTTTGGAGTTGGTAAGGGTGGGTACAAATATGAATGCGAAAGCTATATAGATGTAAACGCTGATATGGGTAGTGCCTATGAACTACACGTAGCAGTTAAAATAAAGAACGAGTGGCATACCCTTGAATCTACTGCGGTAAGGATAAAGATTAGGGGGGACTACGAAAGGGGTGGATTTATAACGGCATTACAACATACTGGCTTGTTGACTTTGCCTTTTTACGGCAAAATGAAGACTGCCGAAGAACACGAAGAAGAATGGAACAAAAAATATGCCATACGTGAACAAACCTAGACCATACAAAAAAGAATACGAACAGTATCAGGGTAAACCCGAACAAATAAAGAACAGGGCAAAGCGTAATAGTGCCCGTGCGGAGCTAATGAAAGATGGAAAGGTATCAAAAGGTGATGGAAAAGACGTCGACCACTCAAAGCCTCTCAGCAAAGGGGGCACAAGTGCTAAAAGCAATCTCAAGGTTAAATCCGCTAGCAGCAATAGGTCGTTCAGTAGAAACTCAGATCACACCGTTAAGCGGAATGTCTCGAAAAAATAGTATCCTAACGGACTATAACTGGCCTGGAAAATTTAAACCGTTTGACCATCAAAAGCTAACCTCTGAGTTTTTAACATTAAACCGTAAAGCATTTTGCTTTAACGAGCAGGGTACTGGTAAAACAGCTAGCGTAATATGGGCAACAGACTACCTAATGAAGTTGGGTGTAGTCCGTCGTGTGCTGGTTATCTGCCCTCTATCTATTATGAAGTCAGCATGGCAACAGGACTTATTTAAGTTTGCTATCCATCGCACATGCGATGTAGCTCATGGTAGCCCAGCCCAACGCAAAAAGATATTTGCTAACAACGCTGAGTTTGTCATCATTAACTTTGATGGGGTAGATATTGTTAAGCAGGACATCTTGAACGGGGGCTTTGACCTAATCGTAGTAGACGAAGCAAGTGCCTATAAGAATGCGCAGACAACTCGTTGGAAGACACTCAGAGACATAGCGGCCCAAGTTAAGGGTATGTGGATGCTTACTGGTACTCCAGCAGCACAATCGCCCATAGATGCGTTTGGCCTAGCCAAGCTTATTAATCCAACTGGCACACCCAAATTCTATGGTCAGTTCCGTGACCAAGTTATGTACAAAGTCGGTATGTATCGTTGGCTACCTAAAGCTACTGCTCAAGACATCGTACATAAAGTGCTACAACCAGCTATTCGATTTGAAAAAGATCAATGCCTAGACTTACCTGACGTTACCTTTGTAGAGCGTGATGCACCTCTAACTGCCCAGCAAATGAAGTATTACAAATTACTCAAACGGCAGATGACTATGTCAGCAGATGGGGAACAAGTAACTTCCGTAAATGCAGCCACTAACATCAACAAGCTACTGCAGATATCTGGCGGTGCGGTCTATACCGATACTAGAGAAGTCATAGAGTTTGATGTATCCAACCGATTACGGGTCATTGAAGAAGTTATTAACGAAGCGTCGCATAAGGTCCTGGTGTTTGTTCCATTTACTCATACTATAGAACTACTAAACAAATATTTAACAGCAGCTAATATACCTTGTGCAATTATTAACGGGCAAGTCCCTGTAAACAAAAGGCACAACATAATCAACGACTTTCAAACAACAGAAAACATTCGTGTACTTATCATCCAACCACAAGCAGCATCGCACGGGTTAACACTGACTGCCGCTAACGTAATCATTTGGTATGCTCCTATGACCAGCGTAGAGACGTACTTACAAGCTAATGCTCGTATTAATCGTCCTGGGCAAAAGAACCCTATGACCATTGTACATATCAAAGGAAGTGAAGTAGAAGCAAAGCTATACAAAATGTTACAAAGTAACATAGACAGTCATACAAAAATAATTGACTTATATAGACAAGAAATAGAAAATATAGCTTGACATTGTCAAAGTCATCTGTATAATAAAAAGTTCGTAGTTTGAAGGAGCTAAATGATGGAAGATTTTACAACAGATAAACTCGCCGAAGTTTACATAAAGATTCGTGACAAACGAGCAGAATTAAAAGAGCAATTTGAGGTACAAGACGAAGGCTTGAAAGCCCAGCAAGAACTGCTAGCGGAGAAGATGCTAGATATATGCAGGGACAACAACGCTGACAGCATCAAAACACCAGCAGGGACAATCATTCGTAAAGTGGATACACGGTACTGGACGACTGATTGGGATTCTATGTATCAGTTTATAGAAGAACATGATGCATACCCCCTGCTCGAGAAGAGGATACATCAAACTAACCTCAAGCAGTTTCTCGAAGAGAATCCCGAACTGTTACCTGCTGGTTTACAAGCAGACAGAAAATACACCGTGGTCGTTAGAAGGAGCAAATAATGAGTAGCATTTCTATTTTTCAACAAAAATCAGCACCAGTAGCAGGTCGTGAAGTTAGTGATTTATCTAAAGCATTAGCAGGTGCAAACAGTAATACATCCCGTCGTATCACTATGTCTAAGGGTGTATTCCGTCGTATCATTAACGGTAAGGAAGCAGGTAAGATTAAAGACGGTCATATGAACGTCATCGTTATCAATGCCTTACCTAAAGTATCCCGTCAATTCTATGCAACTGCATTTGATCCTGATGCGGCTCCTACTCTGCCAGACTGCTGGTCAAACTTAGGTGATGTACCTGACCCTAAAGCTGCTAATGCACAATCAGCAAACTGCGCTAGCTGCTCACAAAACATTGACGGCTCAGGCACTAATGGCAAAGGTCGTGCATGTCGTTTTAATCGTCGTGTAGCCATGGTACTCGAAGGCGATATGAGTGGTGATATATACCAGTTCAATATCCCAGCTAAGTCATTGTTTGGTAAGGGCACTGGTAATACACATCCGTTTGAAAGCTACATTAAGTTCTTACCAGCTAATGGAGAAAGCATTGACCGCATCGTTACTCAGATTGCATTTGATGAGAACGAGACTGCCGATGTATTAAAGTTTACTCCTGTGCGTCATCTAACTGATGAAGAGATTGATGTAGTAGAAGCTGCTCAGGCAACACCAGAGTCTAAGACTGTAATTCAGTTAACCGTAGCTCAGCAAGATGGTGTTGTTAAGTTACCGCCAGCAGCTAAAGCAGTGCCAGCGTTTGTAGAAACTGAAGAAGTTATTGAAGAGCCTGTTGTTAAACGGTCTAAGAAGGCTGAAGCGCCTCCTACAGCACCAAAGGCAAATCTAGCTGACGTTGTCAGTGCTTGGTCGGATAGTTAATAATGAGTTACGGCTATAGTGCCAAGACTATTCAGTTAAACAAAAGAGCTGATAGCAGTGGGCTTGGAGTTGCGTTGGGTAGGGCGGCTATCAAACTAGGTATATCGGTTGCAGATGTAGCCGCTACGCTTAGGGTTAGCCGTCAGACCGTCTATAACTGGTTCGTTGGGGCGTATACACCAAAGGACAGTGTTACTAAAGACGTAACTAGATTACTCAATAGTTTTAACAAGCACATCAAAGAATCAAAGCTTAAGTAAAACCTATTAACGGAGGTTTGGGGGGAGTAGTCCCCCCTTTTTTCCCTAACAATGAGACAACGATGGCAAATATTGACCTATTAAACAGAGTGCAAAGCCCCGATGGGTGGCTTACCGTGCTCGGCTTAAAGGGTAAGTCTGCTATACAAGAGCTTGTTCAAACACGAGAAGAATTTGATAAGTATGTAGCAGAGTTTTTAGAAAAAGGTAGGGATGTTTATTTTGGCGTAGCTAAGTTTGAAACCAATTTAAACCGCAAAAAGGAAAATGTAAAAGACCTTAAATCTTTTTGGCTCGATTTAGATTGTGGCGAGTCTAAAGCAGAAGTAAACCAAAAGACAGGTCGCCCCGACGGATACATTGATCAAGCTACTGGATTACAAGAACTACAAAAGTTTTGCAAACTAATCGGATTACCCAGACCATTACTTGTTAACTCAGGTAGAGGCATCCATGCGTATTGGCCCCTTACTAATCCTGTAAGTAAAGAGGAATGGGAGCCAGTTGCTAATCGTTTGAACGAGTTGTGTGTATTGCACAACCTTTATGTCGACGCAAGCGTATTTGAAATAGCCCGTGTTCTTAGAGTACCAGGCACACTGAATTTTAAAGATAATCCACCTAAGCCAGTAGAGCTAATCAGTGATGCACCAGATGTAGAGTACGAAACATTTAAAAATTTACTAGGCGTAAAAGAAGCGCCAACAAAACCTTCCGCACCAAAAGAATTAAGTGAATTACAAAAAGCCATGGCTGCTAATACCGTATCACGGTTTAGTAAGATTATGATTCGCAGTGCCAACAACGAAGGTTGTGCACAGTTGTTGTACCAGTTTCAAAATCAAGACTCTGTATCCGAACCTATGTGGTTCAATGCCTTATCTATTGCTCACCGTTGCGTAGACAGAGAAACTGCAATCCACAAGATTTCAGAACGGCATCCTGAGTACTCACCCGAAGATACAGAGAACAAAGCTAGCCACACTGCGTTTGCACAACGATGCGCTACGTTTGAGAAAAATAATCCAGGAGGTTGTGATGGTTGTCAATGGAAGGGTCGTATTGGTTCTCCCATTGCATTAGGTAGAGAAATAGTAAAGGCAGAAGAAACAGAGGTTCACGAGACCGAAGAGTTAGATGACTTTGCAACACACAAGATACCGTCTTACCCCTACCCTTATTTCCGTGGTAAGAATGGTGGCATTTACATAACTGTTAGCAGCGAGGAAGAAACAGAACCTATCTGCGTGTATGAGCATGACTTGTATGTAGTAAAGCGCATGAATGACCCTGACCCTTCTGTGGGTGAGTTAGTACTGTTACGTTTGCATTTACCTCAAGACGGTGTACGAGAATTTACAATACCCCTTTCTACGGTGGCAGTTAAAGAAAGATTGCGTGAAGCTCTTTCTACCAAGGGTGTGGCAGGAATGCCAAAACAAATGGATCAATTAATGGCGTTCTTAATGACGTTCATTAAAGAATTGCAATATAAAAAGAAAGCGGAACTTATGAGGACACAATTTGGCTGGGTAGATAAAGACAGCAAGTTTATTATTGGTGACAGAGAGGTTAGTAAGGATGGTGCATTCCATAGCCCTCCATCCACAGTTACACAACAGTTTGCAGAAAGCATGCATCCTATGGGGACAATGGAGAAGTGGAAAGAAGTATTTAATATGTACGGGGCGCCTGGTCTAGAACCCCATGCGTTCGCTGCGCTTACTGCGTTTGGCGCGCCGCTTCTTAAATTCACTGGTCATAGCGGAGCAATCATAAACCTAATCCACAAGGATTCAGGCACAGGTAAATCTACGGCGTTGTATATGTGCAATAGCGTGTACGGACACCCCGATAAACTAGCGGCTATTTGGAAAGATACCCTAGCTGCTAAGGTGCTTCACCTAGGTATTATGAATAACTTACCGTTTACTGTGGATGAGATTACCAATCTTAGCCCTGCGGACTTCTCTACCCTAGCGTATAGCATGTCACAAGGTCGTGGAGCAAATAGGTCTAGGTCAGACAAAAATGAGATGCGCATTAACAAGACTACTTGGCAGACCATATCCTTAGCTAGTTCTAACGCTAGCTTCTACGAGAAAATGGGTGTGCATAAAAATAGTCCTGACGGGGAGATGATGCGCTTGCTAGAGTATCAAATCCACCCAAGTAATATTATTCCAACGCATGTAGCTAAGCACATGTTTGACCACCAGCTCAAGGAAAACTACGGTCATGCTGGAGATATTTACTGTTCTTATTTAGTCAATAATTTAGAAGATGCTAAGAGCAACATGTTAGCTATCCAACAGAAAATTGATAAAGAGATGCGCCTAACCAACAAGGAGCGCTTCTGGTCTGCAGTTATTGCTTGTAACCTGACAGGAGGTTTGATTGCCCGTATGCTAGGTCTACACGACTACGATATGAAAGCTATCTACGCATGGTCTATGCAGATGTTAACCACAGTACGCCAAGATATTGCACCGCCAGCTAACAACTCCTCTTCTGTAATTGGTGACTACCTTAATCGTCATATACAAAACATGTTGGTTGTAAACAACGATACAGATAAGCGTACCAATATGCATGCATTGCCAATACAAGAACCACGGGGTGAGTTGTATATCCGTTACGAGCCTGATACAAAGCTAATGTATATCGTTGCTAAACACTTTAAAAAGGATTGTGTGGAGTCACAAGCATCATACAAAGACACATTGCATGAGCTTAAGACCAAGGGCATCTTCCTTAAGGGGGATACCAAGCAGATGTCAAAAGGCATGCGGGTTACATCACCTGGAGTCTATGCGTTAATATTTGATTGTTCTGTAACGGACTTTATTAATATAGATGCGATGGTTGCGCCTATAGTTGAGAATGCTAGTAGAGAAGATTAGTTACAACGTTAACTGGAAAAATTTTAAAGTGGGGTATTCGATTTTCATACCCTGCATTGACACCAGTGTAGCTAAGCAGGATATCCTACGTGTTACAAAAAGATTAAAAATAGAAGTAATTACAAAATTAGTTATTGAAGAGGGCGTAAGAGGCTTACGCATATGGAGAATTTAACCTATACTCAAGCACAGAACAGCTCGTCTGTTTCTCCTCGGAAGTTAGCTCCTTCCAACCCTCTTGAACCCCGCCTAGTGCGGGGTCTTTTTTATCTCTTGTCTACAGAACGAGTACCCTCTACTAGAGGATAAACAAATGGAGCTTGTGCATCTGTTACAGATAAGCCTTGGGACGATTTGCCACGGCGTTCCTCACGAGATTGCAAGGAGTTATTAATTGTTTCACCGCTGATAGGTAACATAGAGTTTTTGGTATTAAATTTGTCTACTTGTTCTAGTATTGAATCAACTTTATCATCGTCATCATTACGTACTGCTATATCTAAACGATTAAGCAACGTAGCCTTTTCTTTTTCTATCTTTGTAACTATTTGTTTAGCCATAAAGTTAGACTTTTGTATTTGTGCTACTTCAGTATTTCCAAACCCTAGAGCTTGCGCAGCTAATTTGCCTGTTGTATAAAACTCCGCATCCATAATCTCGTCGCCTTTGGTGGTAGTAGCACCTTCTTTACTTAGCCTATATGAAGTTAAACTGCCTCTAAGCCACGCTGGAGAAAGTTTTTCAAAGCCTCTATTTATTTGCCCATTATTAAAGTCATCAAAAGCACCCGCTATGTTTACACCTATGCTACCTATAGGACCAGTAAAACCAAACACAAAGTTTTGGAAAGCCTCTTTAGAAGTATTTCCAGGAGTATCGTCTCTAAACCATAATCCGTCTAACGAAGTAGATGCACCAAGATTTAAACCTGTAACTGCAGATAGTGGGCCCATTTCAACACTACGAGCTAAGGTTGCAGCGTCTTCTTCAGTCAATCCTAAAACGCTAGCTAGGTTACTGTCGGGACCAAAATAGGTAGGAATAAACCAATTTCTAAACCATAAATCTAAATTACGTTTACCAAGTGGGTTTCCTTCATCATCTTCATCATAGTCTTCATCATCTTCATCCCGCATTAACTCACGTACGCCTTCTGCTACACCCATGATAAAACTATATAAAGGAAATCCTGTAACACCAGCAAACAAACCAGTCATACCTAAAGTACCAAAGAACTTAATTGCTGCTTCTTTTTTTTCCTCTTTATTTAGAAACGGCAACATACCGTAAAAGTTACGTACTAAGTACGATGTCATTTGCAATGGGTAAGTTAAGAACTGTGTAGCTAGCTTAGCTCCTGGGCTACCCTTCATCAACCTAGGCTTGTTGTACTGTGTGTAATTAAACAAAGCATCGTACGTTAGACTTAAGGCTTTTTCAGTAGCAGCATCGAAAGCAGCTTTATCATCCATACCCTTTTGCTTGTAATCAGCATAGGCTAATTCAAAAGATGACATAAACATAATCTCACGAGATATGCGCTCAGCGTGGTGGAATGCACCACCCATAAAATTAAATACACCTCTAGTCGCTTTGCTAACTACATTGTGATACTGCCCAGTAGGAACTGCAGACATTGCAGTCATATCTCCTGCATAGGTAGACATAAATATATCTTTGTCGTTAGCAAAGTTCCAAGCATCTTTTAACGTTTTTCTATACGCTGGATCTTTGTGCTCAGTAACATACTTAGAGTCACCGATAGAAGGCTGCCCCCAGTTAGTAGTTACGTTCCCATTGTCATCTGTTTTAGTTGTGCTAAATTTATTCCACAGGGCACTATACCTAAGAGCAGTTGCACCTGCTTTTGCTACACCAAACTCAGCTCCAAGGGTTGGTAAACCTACTATTGGTAGTTGTGTCATCTGTATTAATGCAGACTTAGGAGAGGTTAGCAACCAATAGAACACAAACTTGTTACCTGCTGCCGCAACTTGATTCCAGTCTATGCCGTCATCAGGGACGCTAGGTGTAATCTCATCAAGCGCTCTAGCGCTAATTTCTCTAATAAGTACGGATAGCTTTAGCTTGT